ATTCGTTCACTCCTTGTACGGCACCTTCCCATATCTTGTGATAGGTATTTCCGATACCGTTCGCAGTACTTGTTATGATAACTTTTGTATCTTTACCAGATGAGATTACTGGATATGTGGATGTGTAAAACTCAGCGGCATTCTCTACGAACGCAAACTCATCTAGGAACAATAAGTTGACCGACATACCACGAATAGATGAACCAGAGGTTGCAGCTGCAATAATACGACTATTATTACTGAATTCCAAAGACCCCTTGTTGAGTGCCTTACACCCTGGCTGAAGAAAGAACGGCAGATTCTCTAACATAAGTGTGACACGTGCCAACATCTCACGTGCGGTCATACCTTTGTTCGCGAGGATCGCGATAGTCTTCTCTGGGTGAAAGAGTGCGTACCACAACAGATAACCAACCGAACTGATAGACTTACCCGACTGACGACATGCCAATACGATGTTGAATCGGTTATCGTTGAAGTGTTCAAACATCTTTTCCTGATATGGATAGAGCTTGAATGGCACGAGACCTTTATCTAGGTGAATGACCTTGACGTACTTGCGACAGAAATACGATGGGTCCTTCATGCATTTCTTATACTCGCGCAGCTTCTTGGCGTCCCATTCTTCTGCGACACCATCTTTCTTAACTAACGGATTACCTAGGTAGGAGTTCTTTGTATAACTACTCATCTTCGTCGTCGTGGTCTATAGTTTTTTCATCACCCATCAGCATACGCTGTAATTCTGTAGTAGACCCGACAAATAGATTATTATTAGTAGTTGTTGCTTCGGCAGGTTTGTCTTCTTTCTGAAGTTCTTTCTGTTTCTTGTTGAGATCCATCAGCTTGTCATTGACATCTGCGATGCCTTTGATCATGCCAGACAGAACCTCAAACGCACGAGGGTGTTCACTCTCACGTGCGACTTCAATCATGAGTTCTAGTGACTCACGACCTTTCTCAATTAGGTCATAGTAAGTATCACGAGAGTACTCATAGTCCTGCTCGTGCACGAAGTTTTTCTTCTGTTCTTCGTCAAACAGGCCTGGCGGTTTACGATTGTCTCTCATAAATATATCTATGTCTTAAATAAAGTTAGGTTTCGGTAACGTCCAACTCGACGCACCGTTATCAAACTGATCATATGAAGTCACACTAGACACGTTCCATCCACTCAAATCTTGGTTGAATGATGTTGCGTTTTCGAACATCTCGCCCATATCTGTTACACTGGATGTGTCCCAGTTGGCGATATCTGCGCTTCCGTTATTACTGAACGAAGGACAGTCTTGGAACATTTCGTTCATGGTGTCTACGTTAGATACGTCCCACGCACCGATGTTGATGTCAAAGTCTTCGTTCTCTTCAAACATCTCTGACATATCTTTGACATTAGAAACATCCCATCCACCGATATCTGCACCGAAAGGAGCTGGAACACCAGTCCACACAGAACCAGCAACGGCAAACATTCCCGACATATTGACAGCACTTCCTGTGTTCCAACTAGAAATATCTGAGTTTGTTACTGTGGCATTGAAATAAGTATTTTTGAACGTGTCATAAAAACTAATCACATTAGACACATCCCAACTACCGACACCTTGACCCGTAAATTCAGATGCATCAAACATATCTGACATTGTTCTTGCGTTGGAAGTGTCCCATCCACTTAGGTCTTGATCGAATGCCGCTCTGAGGAAGGTTTCATCAAATCTGAATACAGCTGAAGTGTCCCAACTACCAATAGGTTGGTTGAAAGTGACATTGTCATAAAACATTGATTGTAAAATAACACCGTGGACACCAGCGCTGCTCAGTGGGTAACCACCTGTCGGAGCGTAATCGTCCCAATCATGCATGTAATCAAAGTCTGAGTAAGTGTTTTGATTGATTGTGACACCAGAGTCCGTCCAGTAAGACGCAACTACGTCAGTGATAGGTGTGGTTTTATCTGCACAAATAGTCCATCCACTAATGTCCTGATTGAATACTGCTTCACGGAACATAGATGTGAAGTCTCTATTTTTAGAAACATCCCACCCAGTAATATCACTCGTGTTAGATGCAAAGTTTGACTCTCTAAGCATCTCTCTTGCGGTTACGACTTGGGACATATCTAAATTGGTGATATTTGCACTACCCAAAGTAGATGTCTGAGAAGACTCATCGAAGAACATCCAGTCAGTGTGCATCAATGGTTCGTCTGTAGTAAAACCTACATTTGGAGTCCAAACATATCCTGGCGGTGCGTAATGCGTTCTCCAATCAATAGATGTCGGATCTTCTGTTACGCCAGTGATGATATAATCGTATGTCGGTTCGGGTTCTGGCTCCGGTTCGGGTTCCGGTTCGGGTTCGGGTTCCGGTTCGGGTTCCGAAGCTTCTATTATTTCAACATTAAACCCATAGTCTCCGTCTGGGCTTACATCAATAGGATCTGGAGTAACTCTAACAGTTTCAACAAAATCTGAACCTTCGGTAGTAATAAGATTGATATTGGTGTTCACTTCACGAACAATTGGAGTTGGATTTTCTGGGCCATAGAAGTTCACACGCATATCAAATGTCATGTTATATATGATAGTACGTCTCTGTTCTACGGGACCCTCAAAGTCGTCTTGAAAATCAACACTCGTTAGTGAAATAGGAATGTCTTCTTTGATATCAGGCAAATCAACGAAAGGTTTGACTGTCAACGTATACTGAGGAGCGAAGTATGGTAGGATTTGTTCTACCACCTGAAGCGCATCATCTTGTGATCGTGCGTAAACGCTTAACTGAAATGACAAAGTATATGGTACGCCGACATAGTATTTGTCTGCAAATTGACTGCCGTCTGAAACGGTAAAGTGATTAAGTTTGGGCAGTTGTCTCTGTGCGTCGTATGCAATAGAAACGATCTCAAATGACATACGTGGTAATTTTAAAGCGACTCTACGTTCAGCCCCTTCTCCTTGTGACATCTCTTCTAGTCGTTCAATAAACGATCTAGCCGGTGCATAAGATAGAGGAACCTTTACCTGCGACAACACTTTACCCGCAGAGTTTGTTCTTAAAATATTAATATCATCAAACATAGAACCGAATAAAGCCACGCAAGACCTAACTCGTTTATGATAAAAGTGTCCGCCCATCATTAGAATATATCTCCAAACGGATTGGATTCTGAGAAATCAACAAAGTCATTTGCCCAATCATCAAACACTTCTTTCTGTGCCAAACGATCAATCTCGTTGACTCCCTCTTTTTCAGAGATAGGTGTCAATGATGCGTTCTCGCCAATAACAGGTCTGTTTGTCGCCCACTCGTGATACTTACCGTCTGTTGCGCCCGTGTGTGCAATCTTGAGGACACGTGTGTCGTGGTTCCAATAAGTGACTTCACCCTCAAGTCGGAAGTCATCAAACTCTTGATAAACATCTTCACCGACAAGGTAATAGATTTCACGACCCATGCCTTCGTCTGGCATCTTGAGTTCGTATTGGAATGCGCCTTCAACCTCAACGTTGTCAATGCCCGGAATGCCAGTATCAAAGTCCTCATCGGAGAATTCAAACAACTCACATTGCATACGGAAAAGAGGCAGTTGGGATAGTTGATAAAACGGAGATTCTGTATAGACGCGTTTGACCTCGAAAAGAGATTCTGATAGAGGCAAGTATATTACATCGCCCTCACGTGGACGGAACTGTGCGTCAGAAAGACGATCACCAATCAAACTTTTCCATCTGCGTCGTGCGATAACAAATGTAGCTTGATCACGCAACTCGATGCCGAACTTAGTGAACAGATCGCCTTCGCCTTCGAAACCTTCTGCGTTCTCGATGTACACCTCAACTTTGTAGGCGTCAGAGAACTGAGACTGAATACTATCTAAGAAGATGTCTTCTCTCTCGACCACTTCGCGTGGGAGATAGTAAACATCCTGACCATAGAACTGAATCGCCTCAATGAGAATGTCCTCATAGAGGTTCTGTTCTTGTCTGTTTTTTAAACTAATATATGGATTAGTAGCCATGTCTTACCCCATGAAGAACATTGGACCTTCATCTTCGTCCGTACGAAAACGTTCAATTATTCTCTCGATGTCTGAAAGTGCATCTTCGTAAATAAGACGTGCGTTGACAGTAACACCGCCAGGCAGTGCCATACCATCGAACTTGATTAGGTTGAGTCCCCACTGTCTCTTTATCAGTGCGGTTGCATATTCTTTTAGAAAACGATGATTCCAAAGTGAGTTATATTCTGTAACAGACTCATCTGGATCACGAATAGTGTAGACCTCAAATACAATATAATCATGCAGTTCTAATTTCGTTTTAGAAACGTGTAGATTAACACGATTATACTGACGATCAAATGTGATCTGAGGCATACCACCAAGTTTCATATCTAGGAGTGATAACTGTTGTTGCATTTGTTCGTAGTGTGCAAGATCTCCTAAGATCCCACCATTTCGTGTAAAGTCTGACATAGTGTAGGCCATAACTTGCCACGCATCACTAAACCACCCTGAGTGTGCAGAACTAAATGTTACTGGCACCATACGAACAACCGCAGACAGATCTAGATTATCTGGAAAATCAACATACTGATTCTCAATATCCTGTTCGGTTAATTGGTGTTTTAGATAATATCTTTTAGAACCATCGGGGTGATTTTCACGAAACCACTGCAACGCCTCATCAATACGATCATCTAACTGTTCTTCGTCAATGTTTACTTCTACTACTGGATGGCCCAGTGCGCGTAGACAGTAATCAATTAACTCTTCTCTAGTTGTAGAATACATGTCAGTTTCCGAAATTGGTTTACTGTTCTATTTATACGTTTTTTAAAGTAAAAAAAAGGGAGTCCGAAGACTCCCTTGTTAAACACTAATGTGTGATTAGTTGACTAGGTTACCGGCAGCGTCATAGACGTTGATACGGTAGTATGTAGGAGCTTGTCCACCCAGTGCGTTCGCGTCATGCGATTCCGCAACTGTTAGTGATGAAGCAGCTTCTACTTCGTCAATTGAAATCTCACCAGTTGTTGAGTTGTAGTCGATACATAGACCACCAGATAGACAATCCTTAGTACGTTGTTCTGTCCAGTACTTGTTGATTGATCCTTCTGATAGGTTGTCTGTTGTCCAACTATTGAT